TTCTGAAAATCAAGTTCTTGAGATGCCATTTGCATATTCTGGACTTCTTTGGGATCGATGATTGTACCATTAGCTATTTCTTTTTTCATCATCTTATCCTGTTCTTCAATCTCAGCATCAGTCTGTCTGAGAACGTTTCTTCTAACGTACTCCTGAGAGTAATACTTACCAACATAAGGTTCAGCTAAACCAGCAAGATTCAATCTATTCTCAAAAAGTTCTGACTCTTTGAGTTCAGAGAAGTGGTTATCATAGAGGAAGTCATACTGGATGTGATCACCCATGTAGTTCCAATCCTCAGTTGTAATCACATTCTTAAGGAGGAGTTGAGTTTTCAACATGTCACTAAACATTGCTGAGAACCTTTTTCTCATTCTTCCAACAAACTTGGAGAACTTGATCTCATCCCTCAGGATTTCAGAAGAACGACCCAAGGAGAATCCACTATCTCCCTGAAGTCTTGTCTCTGGTACATTCAATGAACGATAAAGTTTCTTCTGGAAATATTGGATGTCAGTAATCTCCCCAAGGTTTTGACCACCAGGAAGTGTGGAGATTTCAGTTCCTCTACCCCCCTCACGTCTAGGAAGCCAGAAGTCCTCCATCATAGACATATGTTTTTTGTCATCTCTAATCTCACCGGTATTTGCATCATAGACTAACTTGTTTCTATAACGCATCATGACATCACGAAGGTATTGTTCTGCCTTTACCTTAGGGAGATTACCAACATCAATATAAAAGATTCTACGTTCTGGTGCTCTCGAAAGTCTATAGATGACCAAAGCATCCTCAATCATCATCAGTTGATTGAGTGGTTTAATTGACTTGTGAAGCCAAGATAGAGTTGATCCTTTATTTCTATCTACCAGACCAGAAGTACAATATGTGACAGAGTCACGGGTCATCTTAATACCCTTTGCACTTCCAGCAGTGAAGGAACTGGCAATCGAACCTGCCTTTGTATTTCCGGGAGTATAGACAAAATACTCTTCTAGTTCTGGGAAGTTGTAGTTCTGTGGGTTGTCCTTACCACCTCTTTCAAGATTGTTCAGTGCATCTTTTGGATTCTTTTTGACTTGACGAACGAACTTCATCTTCGCCGCATCAATATACCTCAGTTCCTGAATACCAGCTGAGGGATCTTTTTGGTCGATGACCTTATTGTAATATAGTCTTCCGTCGATATACCAGTTGCGGAAGATTTCATGAGCTTTTTTGTCAAAATCAAGAAGTTCAAGAATATATTTAAATTCTTCCTTAATCTTTTTCTTGATGCCATCACTAGCATTTAAGTTTTGAAGATCGATCGTTACAGGACTATCATTCGTGTCCGCCACGATCGCTTCATTTACAATATCTTCGATCGCACTATCACACTCAGGATAGAGTGCCATTGAACGATATCTACGAATTAGGTCATTTTCATTTTTATAAACACCCTCAATATCTACAAAACTGCCATAAAACCCCGAAGAGACGTAGTGGTCCGTACCATCATTATTACTTGGTGGTACTGGAGATACTACACTCTCCGGGGTCTTTTCATTATCTTCAATTGAGAAACCAAACAATCTCGCCATTTCAAGTAAATACTAGGATTTATCTCCTAGTATTTATAACTTAAAAATCACTCACCACCAGATGTGGCAGATTCGTCATTGATAGAACCTGAGTTGGAACCTTCACCAGTTGCAGTATCATCGGATTCACCAATAGTGAAGTATTGAACCTGGAAGGTTACAGTGAATTCTTCAATTGTGTCAGCGCTGTCATAATTGAGTGCAATTTCACTGACCTCAGAAGGCCAAATGTCATAGAATTTATAACTTCTTAGGACACTAACATTTCCTGGAGTATTCTTAGTCGAGAATGCAGTGTTACCACGACCAAGTTGCTTGACATAACCATTGGTCATGTAAGAGCTTGGGTTAGTAACACCAGTGTTGTCAATTAGGTTCGATACAATATCACTCCACTTCTCAAAAGCGGTTCTCAGAGTGAAGTCCTCATCGTTGATGATGGTGACTGTCCACTCAGCGAATGTTCTATCACCAGCGACTTTCAGAGTTCTACCTCTAAAAGGAACACTGATTGGATTCACTGTTGAAGCTGGAAGTTGAGCTGCTTTACACAAAAACTTAAAGTTTTCTGTGTAAGAAGACCATGGATCTTCTGTAGATTCACCAGCAGCACCAGCATCGGCAGAACCACCAGTTAGTGCTGTTGGGAATGAGGGAATTGATACCTCAAATAGATTGGGGCGGGCGCCGCCGCCCGCCAGTTGTGTTTTGAAAGATGATAATGTTCTTACTGAAGCCATTTTAATTGTTCTCCGTTAGTTTAGTTAATATTATGATCAAACAGTTCCGACTACTTCGGAGAAGTCAACACCAGTTCTGGTGGCAACAAATGTAAGTGTGATGAAGTTGATAGACTTCGTAGGTTTCAAGAAGATGTCTGCTCTAAACTCATTGTTGTCAATGAGGTCAGGAGTGTTGTTTGTGTTATCACATTTAACTACAAAGTCAAAAAGACCTCTCTTTGCTTGAACATCACGGAGGAAGGGTTCAACAGCGTTCACGAAACCAGATCTTGTAGTCTGATCGTTGACTTCAAAGAGTCTTGAATTGGCTGCCTGTTCGATGGTTTTTTCAACCGTCAGGAACAATCTTCTTACGTTTATTCTATCAAAAGCGGAATCATAACCAAGTGCTGTCTTATCACCAAACAGAACAATACCAGCACCTGGTTTGTTCATGATTGGATTAACTCTGTTACTATAGAGTTGGTCCCTCTGTGTTTTACTTGGGTTGTAAGCTAACTTGATAGCGTCATTGATAGCTCCTCTTTGGGTACCAGCTGGTGAGAACCAAGGGAAGGATTCAGTGTCAGTTCTAACCATTGCTCCTGCAACGTCTGGGTTACAGGGGATGTAGACGAACTGGTTATTGAATCTATCAAAAGTATACTTCCAACCACTGTCGAATACAGCGTAGGAAGAAGATGTCAGAGGTGCATAGAACTCAAGAACATTCTGTGCTTGTGTTGTAGAAAGAGTCTGACCGACAACGTCATCTCTGTGTGGGGAGATAACTGCTATACAATCCTTCCTAGATTCGGCAACTTGAATCAGTTTGTTAGCCTTAGCTTGGGAATTGATCTTATCAGGAAGACCAGGACCCATCAGGAGGAAGTCAACAGTAACTTCTGCATCATTCGCGAAGACTTCATAAGAAGTCTGGAGATCTCCAAGTGTTGATGGGAATCCACCACTTGTTGTGTAATTTTGACCACCACCAAGAGTGTATGTCTTATTACCAATGGCTGAGAATTTGATATTTTGTGCTGACTGTCCCCAAGATCCACTACCTGTTGTGATTGGTAAAGTTCCAGAACTAAAGTTAATAGCTTTTGGACTTGTTCCCTGAACAGAGTCTTCACCATTAGAAGGACTGTAACCAGCGAAGATATAATTAGAACCGTTAATCAACGCGTTCTTGTAATATGTCCTAGTTGGTGCTTCACCATCAGCTATAGCGTCAGATGCCTTAGAAAGGAAGGTGTGTTTTTCAAGAATATTACCTTGAATACCAGTGATACTTCCATCGTCGTCAATAACTACAAGGTGAAGTGAGTCACCCTCACTATTTCTAGTACCAGCGTAATTGGAATCAACTGGTTTACCAGCGATTGTGTTCCAGAAGATTGGGTTAGTGGTACCAATCTTTTGTTGTTCATACCAGTCAACTGCTGTCGTAACTGGGGCTGTATAACCGGTTGTAATACCTGTTGAGTTTGTAAAAATTAGTTGATTAGTTGCAGCAAATGCTCTAGTGGAGTCATTCTTAGCGTACTTAACACTAGTCTCTGTACCAGCGGTGTCAACTCTCGAAAGAACTCTAACGTCAATCGAACTAGAACCACCAGCGTCTGTGGTAACACCAGTAACGATACCTTTGATGTAACCATCGAATGATGCTGTTGTACCAGCACCAGCAATAGTACCGGTGACAGCGGCTGTAACAGCAGTACCGACAACAACTTGAAGGCTACCACCTGGTGCTACAGTATTGATACCCAGCGTTTGATCTGCTGCGTTATCAATAAAAGCAACCTTTAATCCGTTACCCCAGCTTCCGGGGTTCTTAGCTGCGTAGTAGTAATTAGCAGCTGCCTGATAATTCTCTTCGTAGTCGTCGTTGTTCTTAATCTTCAGTGTTGTAACATTTTCAACACCAACACCAGCGTTTGCGTTTTTCAGTTCATCGCCATCTGTTCTGATAACCGAAAGAACTCCACCATACGAAAGATACGATGAAGCCGACAACCAATATTCATATTGTCTGTCTGTAGACAGAGGTTTTCCAAAACTCTCTAATAATCCAGCTTGATTGACAACCTCAATTGGTTGGTCAATGGGACCGAGTTGGAAGGGTCCAGCAATAGCACCAACTGCGGCACTAATATTATCAACTCTTCCAACTGTTAAGTCAATCTCTCTGGTAAGAATACCGGGAGATAATTGAGGAGTCGCCATGTTTTTGATTCTCCCTAAATTGCTCAAGTTTAACTGAAATTATTTAGAGTTATATGTATTTTCAGGGGGTAAAACGAGACGAAAACTAGGATAAATTAATTACCAATCTGGATATTCCCAA